TGGCTCTTCTATGGGTTCAGGCTCAACCACTGCAGGTGGTTGCGCTACTGGTGGGGATACGTATTCTGTGGTGGTTGTGGTTTCAACGGACGTCGAGGTTTGGGCCGTCAACGAAGTTGTAGTAACCAGTTCGCTCGACGTAGTTGACTCTGGAAGCGTCGTAGTAACTGGGTCCGTGACAGGCACAGTTTCTGTCGAAACAGTAGTAGTACTGGTCGTTGTCTGTGGTGTGGATGTTGTTGTAAATGCCCATTCAGGTACTATCTCCCAATCGTTGTTATCAATCTTCCATGCAAGCATTATGCAGGTTCCACCGCCATGCTCATACATCCACAGTTCCAGAGGCAATACTCCAGCCTCAATAGTCAGGTTCCCTGACATTGTGGCCGAACAACCTTGGTCGGTCCATGACCCCCAAGTGTTGTTGCCAATGGTTATCTCCCCACCGTCATCTGACGCTAGGAAGAACTCAATTGTATCGTGTTCTGGAATGGTAATAAATCCAGTCATGTGAACCATGAACAAGTCAACCGTGCAGTCTTCAAACGGTTCACCGTCATACGAACGGTTGATGTTGTTCTCTAGTTCGTTTCCACATTCTTCGTATTCGGTTGTGGACTGAAGTGGTGGTGCCTCGTCAATTACGTAGTACGTAGTTTCCAGACCCTGGATTGGTTCAGCGTTTGTTACTGTGCTAAATAACGCAAGTATTGCTACTGGTGCAAATATCAGCCAGCGGGAATATCGAGCCATGCCAACGACTCCTCATTCCAATAATTTGGACCTTCAGGGCGTGGAGTTGGGGGCTGCCAATCATTGTTTGCATCCAATGTCCAAGATGGATATGGTTGTGGTATTACAAACTGGTCGGTTTCAATATCATAACTTCCACCAACAATAGCATATTGTCTGCGAATGTTTCCGTTATAAGAAGTTTGTATCCATCTACCACCAAGTAGATTTTCACAAAACTCAATACCCTTAGATTCGGATTCAACACCGTCTACAAGACAATCATCGTTGCTTACAACGATAACTTGAATCACATTATTGTTTTCATCTAGTTGTGCAAAGTGTGCCATATATACCTACGCAATAACCAATGAACTTGAAGAAGTAAATGAATGTATTGTATAACTTCCTGAAGTTGTTTTTGTTCCACCAGTAACAGACCAGCCATCTGCAGCAGCAGTCAGATAACGAACAATAACAATACCTGAAGCACCTGGTCCAGAAGCATTGCTGCCAGCAAACTGTGCCGTACCACCGCCACCTCCACCACCAGTGTTTATTGTTGCAGCACCACTTGGTGCCGCTCCACCACCTGCACCTGCACTTCCGTTGTAGTACGAACCGCCGCCACCGCCGCCACCTGCACGACCAGTAGAAGTTCCGTTTGCGCTGCTGTTAAGTCCCGCTCCACCGTTAGCACCGTAATCTTGGTATCCACTAACAGCCTGACCGTTGTTTCCAACCGCACCAGCACCGCCGCCGCCTCCACCACCCGCTGCTCCACCACCGCTGCCACCTGTATAGCCATAGGAGCCAGCATTTCCACCCGAAGCGGTAGCATTAGCACCAGCAGTAGCGGTAATGGTATCAAACACAGAGTTGCTACCAGCACCACCAACTGTCACCGTATAAGTTCCAGCACCACGATTTAGAACTGAATCAAGTCCGTTTCCACCACCGTTGGATTCACCGCTAATTGAAGACCTGTAACCTCCAGCACCACCACCGCCGCCGCCGTAGTAATATCCTCCGCTACCACCCACTCCTCCAGCACCACCGCCAGCAATAACAAGAAATTCAATATTAAAAGGAGGAGGTGGACCACCACTCCAATAAGAAGCAACCTGAGCCGTGCTACCACGGCGACCACGGGGATTCAAAGAACCGCCACTGATGGATTTGCCACCAGCAGTAGTCTTAATAAAAGTAGGCATCTAAGATGACCTTACGCAATTACGTTGACGTACCCGCTGATGGAAATAACGTTAGCGGTAGCAGCGAATGCACGAACAACTAATGCTGTAGCGTTACCCTTCAAGATAAGACCTGGAATAATTAGGTATAAACCGTTTTCTGCTTTTACCGTGTATTCAATAAGGTCATCTGGAGAAGCAACGCCACCCCACTCAATTGTCAACTTCCTGTCAGTTGTGTCAGAGTTTACAGCGTAAATCCAAACTTCATGAAGGGTTGCAGGTGTGGTTGAGCCTGTGTGGATAAGCGTACCTGCAGTCGCTGTTGCAGCGACCTTAATTTGCTTGCCATCGGTTGAACCGCTGAGGATTGTTTTGCTAAAAGTTGCCATATATGTTCTCCTGAATCGTTACCTAAAAGGACTAACTAGTAAAAATTGCTGCTGCCAGTACAAACTGGTCATCGTCAGATGAGTTCATAACAAACGCTGTTGTAGCAACCTGTGTAGTTGAAGTACCCACCGCAGCCGTTGGGGCTGCTGGTGTTCCTGTAAATGTTGGGCTGGAAAGGGTTGCGTACCCAGCATCGTTAACCCATGCAGAACCGTTGTACTTCAAAACATCGCCACTAGATGGCGATGGTGCGGTCACATCCGCTAGGTCATCCAAGTCCTCAACCCCTGTTGGGAAAACAATGTTGTCAATAACAAACTCAGAAATTGCGGCAGCAGCCACCTTCTTTGAAGTTGGCGTACCAGATGGGTCGTCCACAACCAAAAACAGGTCAACGCTACTTAGTTCCGTAAGAGCATCTAGTGCCGTAACTTTCTTATCAGCCATTACCAATCTCCATTAACGCAAACGAGGTTCCATCTTCTAAGAGCAAATCGTTACCATCTTCCAACTCCAAGTTGGAAACAACGTAGTCTGGGTCAGACCAAAAGTTGTTTGCCAAGTCACCAAGGGTAAAACCAGGTGCACTAGCAGCAATGTAATAATCACGTTCTAGTGTTCCACGATATCCAAGACCCTCAATAGACCAATGGGTGTATAGCAAATCTGCAAGCGTCTTGCCGGCATTGGGATACAAAACAACCAATGATTCGTACATTGCATCGTTAGTTGTTGTCATCGTCCTCCCATTTCAAATCGTATACCTTAATGCCGTAATCGATACCGCACGTTGGACAAACCCAGTTGGTCAACCTTGGAGGGTACTCCTCGCCACATGTGGTGCATTCTTCCAAAATCAAACGACTACCTTCAACTGTGAACGACTAGCCTTCTCACGCTCCGCCATCGCAGCAATCAAAGAGTCCAACTCAGCATCAGTAAGTTCTGTTGCTTTCTTATTAGAACTAATCGTTACCGAAGGCGGAACCATACGGTTCGTCGCCTGAAGGTACAACTGTGCAGACTTGGTGTCACCGTCAAGGGCTTTGGAGTACAGAGTGTCCAAGAGCCTCTGAGTGCGCTCTGGCGACCCCTGAACTTCGTCCACCGCCGCCTTCCACTGGTTGAGGAATACTTCTTTCTTTTCCCAGCGTCGGAGGGTCTTTGGGTCAACATTCAAGAACTCTGCCATCTTTGCCTTGGACGGTGGTTGGCGTTCACTAGGGGCCGTACAGAGCCAATCCAAATACTGCTGTTGCTGTGCTGTGAGCGTTAACTCTTCGTTTTGTTTCATCACCATTAGCGCACTTTGTTACACCACTGTGAGTGGTTTTGTGAACGCACAGAGTTATGTAACGCATGGGGGGGACTATAGGGGGGGAAAGAGCACATGTAACCGTGGTGCGGCTTCCCTCGGAAGCAGCCCACGGTCGTAGGCTACGGACACAAGTTCAGGGAGTAGTAATGGCAACCAAAAAGAAAACTGCTGCATGGCAGCGCAAGGAAGGGAAAGACCCCAAAGGGGGCTTGAACAAAAAGGGTATTGCCTCTTACCGCAAGGAGAACCCTGGTTCGAAACTGCAGATGGCTGTCACAACAAAGCCATCCAAACTAAAGCCTGGTTCTAAAGCAGCCAACCGCAGAAAGAACTTTTGCGCACGTATGAGTGGCATGCCAGGGCCAATGAAGGATGAAAAGGGTAGACCAACTCGCAAGGCTCTTGCACTCAAGAAATGGAACTGCTAGTGGCGTACACAAACCCATCACTACGCAACAAAATTAAGAACCAAGTCATGGCATCAAGTCAGGGCGGCAGGCCTGGACAATGGTCTGCTCGTAAAGCCCAACTTGTAGCCCAAAAATACAAGAAGGCTGGCGGAGGTTATTCCGGGGCTAAGACGGTTGCCCAGTCAAATCTGACCAAGTGGACTAAAGAAAAATGGACGACCTCGGATGGCAAAGAAGCAATACGCAAAGACAAGACAACACGCTACTTGCCAGAACGAGCATGGGCTAATCTTTCTGCTGCCGAAAAGGCAGCCACTAATAAGAAAAAGATAGAGGCATCCAAGCGGGGTAAGCAATTTGTGGCGAACACAAAGACAGCACAAAGGGCAAGCAAACAAGCACGTAGTTAAAAAATGGTTAAAAGCCTTGTAGTATATACAAAAGGTACCCTATTTGTCTATGGGTACCCCCCTTTTGAAAAATGAGTTGTACGGCTACGGCTTGATGCCATCCATATTGTGCATGGGGCGCCACCCCCCCACCCCCTCCCCCCCTCGTCTTGTGTGCGTAAACACCAGTAAATACAGGCATTTGCCCCCGAACCGTATTTAGGAATATTGGACACACGCTTACTAGTGAGAGGCACTGTCACAAGACAGTATCCAACACACAAGGAGACACAGGCTATGCAATGGATATCCACAGAAGATTACCTAGTGATAGTAATCAAATACGCTTATTGGTGCGCCAATAATTCGCAGATACCTAACCCAAGATACATGCGTGATACATGCAAGAACTTGAGTTCGGCACAATAATCCAAACACAATAGAAAGAGAGATAGACATGAATACAAATACAGAATATCCAGTAAGTGATGACACCGAATACATGAAAGAAGAATTGCAGAGGCAAGGTAAATGCGTTTGCGTTACTTGCGTCAATGCGGCTCACGCCGACAGCATTGAGCAATGGGTAGAGCGTTACGCCCTGTAGTGATTAGCGTTAGCACACAATGTTGATAGACCTCTATCAACTTGTGTGCAATGCGGTAATCATTACCCCGTGTGAGTTACGGAATAACTCCATACACAAAAGGAAATAAATAAAATGACAAACTACAGAATCCACGCAGCAAAAATTGCACAAGGTTCATCCAAAGAATTTGATGGATGGATTGACATGGCATTGGAGGCTAAGGGCTACAAGTCCATCGCTTACTATGCACAACGCAGTCAAGTAGACAATTCACTCCACAGCGAAACAACGGTGCGCCAGTATTGCTCGTTCATCGCCAAGGGCTTGGAATTGTTTGGTACTCGTAGCGCAATGGTCAAGGCTTACGATGCGGAATACACCTATCGCAACATCAGTTCGTTGCGTTCGTTTATCACTTCCGCAACCAAGAGCAAGGGCAACAACAAGGGCGCAAGCAAGAAAGCACCCGCCAAGCGTGTTGAGACCTACTTGGTCAAGAAAGCAATGCGTGATGCAGGCATTCCAGCAAGCAAGATTGACTTGGTCATGTTTGCTCTTGCCACCAAGAAATAGTTGATAGACCTCTATCAACCGTAACTCGTGTGAGTTACCGCAACATTGTGTAGCCCCCTGCATAGTGTTGCGTCATGTTCACACAAGTGAGCAAATACACAAGGAGAAACAAACAACATGAGTAATCCATTCCGCAAGAAGAAGAACACATTTGAGGCACTCAATATTCGTGCTTACAATTTGCGTTCACAGATAATGAATGACAAGGAAGAACTTGCAGAGGTTCTTGCTTTACTTGACCAATTCAGCGACATTGTTGCTGTTGAGATGCGTATTACCAAAGAAGATATTGGCGTTACACCTCGCTTTCGTAACTCAGATTGGAGTATCTAATGGAAACAAAAATAGAGGAACTGCGAAAGGTAGTCATGTACCATCTGGGTTTGTCCTACGACGATGCAGTGAATTATCTAATGGAAAGAATGTATAACCAAAAGTCCCACCGTCAAGCAATGAAAGCAATCAAAGGAGATAAATACAATGGATAAAGAAACACTCACAATGGTCATCGTGTTCTGCGCATCAGCAGGACTCGTTATGACTGGTTATTACCTAGGCAAGTGGCTAAATGAAGATGATAGACCTCTATCAACTTTCATGTCTCGTGAATGGGTTATGCGTAATCATCCAACAAACAACAAAGGAGAATGGAAATGATTAAGGAAACACTACAGCGTGAAAAACATGAGGAATTAGTTTACGGTTTACAAAAACTTATCATCACACTTGAGTTGTACGAGGAAGAAGCACTAATTGATGATTTACAGCAAATGGAGCGATATATGTCACTTGTAAATTGTGAACGAGGCATAGAGATACTAGTTGCAATACTCTCAAGAGGTAGATACACAAACACAAACATAGGAGAAACAAAATGAGAAAAATCAAAGAGCATTACCGCAATGGAAGAAACTGGGGCGATAGTTGGTATTTCATTACCAAGATGATGCTTACAGGCAATCTTCTGACCGATGAGAAGTACGAAAAGGTACTCAAGAACATACTGGGAGAAACAAAATGAAAACGATGGAAGGAATACCTGTTTCAATCTGTTTAGATTGCATCACACTAGATGAATTGGATGAAATGAGTGACCACCACTACTTCGCATTGTTTGTCGGCCGTGATGAATCCTATTGCACTTGCATGAGGTGCAACGAAACAACA